GAACAACGGTTCGCTGGTTCAGGGAAGTTCCAGAATCCCGACAACCACGCGCGGGTATTCGCGGCTGAAATACCAGCGGGCGAAACGGTTTATTACCGAATGAAAAGCAATACAGCGGTCGCGGATACCGCGCTTGTTCATATCAGGTATCATTTACATTTGGGGGGGTGAATTATGAGTTATCCACCACAAGGCGTAGTAACACGGGGGGAAGTTGCCGCCAGTATAACTGACCATGCGGCCTTGCCTTCAGTTCACCATGTACCTTTTGAAAGTAGCAACTTGAAGGTGGACTTTGAAACGTGGGAAATACCAGGGTGGCGTATAATGGGAGTGACTGAGGGGCATGCAGTAGCGGGCATACTTTACTGCTATCCTATCTTTGTCCCTGAAACAACGCTTTATTATAAGATAGGGGCGGGGGTGAAAGTATTAGCGGAAGGGGCATTAGCTCGTCTTGGGATTTATAATTGGGACAATGGTTTACCAGGTAGTCTTAATCTTGATGCTGGAACTATTGACGTATCCACTACTGGGGCGAAAACAATTACGATAAATCACACGCTTACAAGAGGTTACTATTTTCTGGCTTTTGTTTCAGATAGCAACCCGCGTTTTTGGGCACCAGATTTGGAGAGAAGTAGTGCTTGTATCACAGGTTTTGGTGGTGACGGCGTTGGGTCCCCTATGGACTACGTTTCCCTTGACCTTGCTGGTCAATCCGCTATGGTAGCAGGTGGTTTTCCCGACCCCGCACCTGCGGCCTTAAAAGACGGTTATGAAAGTATGGAAAAAGCATTTGTTCAACTTTGCACTCACCTATAAAGGGGGCTAGACATGGCAGTTGAAGCTAATACTTATGCTGAACATGAAGACGTCGAACGTCTAATCGGCGACATTGTCGAAGACCGGACCTTCAGCGAAACCACGGTCCCGTCGGAAGCCCAGGTCGAATCCGAACTGAATAATGTGGCCGCGGACCTGAATCGGGAACTGGACCAGGTCGGTTATACCGTCCCCGTATCCGAAACCGCTTACCCGACGGCGTATGCTTACCTGAAGGCGGCCAATGCTTACGGGGCGGCCGCGGTCCTTTTGGGGGTCCTACCGGCGGAAACGTACAATCCGGCCGAAGAAGTCGAGCAACCGGCGGACACTCGAATAAATATGTATTCGACGAAGCTGAAGTCGGCATTGAAGGCAATCAGGGAAAACCGCCTTCGGGCCGGTCGCCGGACTGGACGATTGGAAAAGGTATTCGCCGGTTCCCAGGAAACCGAAGAAGGCGAAGAAAAGCTTCCGATATTCAAGCGGGGCATGGACGCGTACCCTGGCCGCCGGTCCCTGGTTGACGAATGACGATAAATTGGACACTAACGAGCTGGCGACCCTGGTAAACGTTGAACGTGAATATAATACAAAAGGCGAAAGGAAGGGGATAAAATGACCCAGGCGACAATCGAAGCGGGAATCATAACCACGATTACCAAACACGCCGACTTCGATTCCGATAATACGAAGCTTTACGACCGACGGCCAATGGGGAAAGGCAAGGCCCGCGTCGTCGTCGTTTCTTATAATTCACACCGCAAGGAACAAATCACCTTGAAGATTGAAAGGCGTATCTGGACCTATAACGTGGACGTCATGGTCCCCTGGCGCGGGGACCTGACCGAACTGGATACCAGGGTCGGGACCGAAACACAGAAGGTCATTGATACCCTGGCGAAGTACCCGAAGCTGAATGCGGTCGCGGGGGTCCAGCGGACCGACGTCATGCTGGCGAATACGCCTGACCTTATCCAGGAAAAGAAGGGCGGTTATCGGGGCCGAAGACACTTCCTTGAAGTTCGGGAAATCGTTGACCCTGGAAGGTTGGAGTAATGCCCACGGACATTGAATTCGATTATGAAGAACTGGACAACCTGGGCCAGCGGGTCCGCGAAGCGGGGGATACCGTGACGCGGATTTCGATAAACGAAGGCTTCCGCAAGTTGGGGCGGCTTATCGTACCGGCGGCGGGGACCGGTCCATTGGCGGACGCGACCCCGAAGGTAAGTGGCAAGCTTGCCAGGACAACCGTTTTCCAGATAATCGGCGGACCAATGAACCAGGCCCTTGAAGTCCGCCAGGCGGCCCGTTCCGCCCTGGGCGTATTTTACGGCTTCATTGTCCGCGAAGGACGCGGGCCTGTTTTCGCGCGAAACGTGAAGGCCCTTCACTTCTTCATTGGGGACGTGGAGTTCTTCCGGAAGTCGGTCGGGCCCGCGGAAGCGAACCCGTACCACAAGCCGGTATTTAACCGATTGAGGCCGCAAATTCAAAGGATAGTCAATGATATGGGAAGGCGGATATTCGCCCATATCAGCGGGGAAGGGCCCTTATAATGGGGGTTCCGCCCAGGTTATAAAAAGGGGGTAATTGGAAATGACACAGGTATTTGTTGATTCCCAGGAAAGCGTATTCATTATTGACGACACGACACCTGATACTAAACGGGACTTGTCCCCGTACATTGTTTCGATTGACGGCCTTCCTGGACCCAGGGAATTGTCGGACGCGACCGCGCTTGGCGCGGGCGGCCGGAAGTGGCACCCGTCCCTTGAAAACGTGATATTCAACCTTGAACTTATGTGGTCGAAGGATAGCGACGTCGGGCCGGATACGGTCCTGGGGCCGCTTCGCCAGCACACGGCCGCGGTGAACTTCCATTATGGTCCGGAAGGACAAACGGCAACCGATATTAGGTATTACGGGACTTGTTGGGTCCGGAACTTCAAGATTACGTCCAGGGTCGGGAACCTGGTCATGGCGGCCGCTGAACTTCAGGTCAATGGTCAGGTATCCAGGGGAACCTTTCCCATAGTGTAAAATCGAATAAAGGGGGAAGACGAAATGGAAACTGTCAAGGTTGACTTGCCCGACGGAAACACGGCGGAAATGTACGCCGAAATGAAGCACAAGACACAGCGGGCCGTCGAAGAAGTGACCCGCCCATATCTGACATATCCGGAAGGGGCCGGTAAATTGAGAGTGTCCCAGGGGGAAGACGGCGAAGGGTCCGTTAAGACAAAGGTCGCCGTCGAAAAGGTGGAAGTTACCGTTGACCTGGGCCGGATTGATTGGACGAAGGTCAATGAAATCATCATTCTGAACCAGGTTGCTTCCTGGTCATTCGGGGAAGTGACGGCCGAAATCCTGGCCGAACAATCCGAAGCCGTGTTCACAGCTTTGAAGACGAAGGTCAACGAACTATATCGGGATAGCTTCCCTTTAGCAAAAAGCGGCGGCGCGAGTTAGGCGAAGGGCTTTTCCTGGCCTTCAAAGTTCCGAAGAAGTTTCGCGTACCGTCGCAATTAAGGGAAGCAATGTTGGTGACGGAAACAGGTTTACCGCCGGACGCCCTGGGCGAATTGCCCGAACGGTTACTGGAAGAAATAATCATTTATCGGGGCATAAAAAACGTCGCCCAATTCGGCGGCGAATGGCAACCATAAGGGGGAAACATGGCCGACGAAGTATCAACTGTAATGGTCCTTCGAATGAGGGACGAAGCTTCAGCACCAATGAATAATTTTGCGGTGACGACCGAACAAGCGACTATGGCGTCCCTGGACTTCCAAATGACGCTGACAGCGGTCGGGGGTGCGTTGACCGCGGTTGGGGCCCTGGTAAATCAGCTTGAAAGCCCGACGGCAAAAATGGCCGCGACCTGGTTAATGACCGGCGGGGCAATGATGACAACCGTATCCGCGATTATTTCAATGTTACCCCATATTCGGTCCCTGATTACTTCATTGCGGGCCCTGGCCGTTACCCAGGCCATTGTCAAAGCCCTTTCGGGTCCGGTTGGTTGGGCCCAACTAGGAATCGGCCTGGCAATCGCGGGGGCGGCGACCGCCGGTATCTACGCAATGACCGGCGGCTTCGGGGGCGGAACCCGAACGGTTGAAATCAAGGGGGGACCGCTTATCATGGAAAACGACGCGCAAATGCGAAGGTTCGCCAGCGTAATCAACGAAACGAACCGGCGTGAAGCAAGGATTGGCCGGTAATGGCGACTGAAGACTATAAAATTTAATAAGGGGGTTTACTATGCCAAAGTATCAAGTATTAAGCCAGGAAGAACAGGACGATATTATCGTTTCCTTCATGCTGTCACAGGAAAAGGATAAGTTTTGCCTTGAACTCAATCTGAACCGGTATAAGGATATACTGTCAAAAGGTGACGGGAAGGGCAAATGGCATGACCGAGTAAAGGAACTTCAGGCCGAAAGTATCGAACGCTTGGCCGAGATTGACAGCATTATAGAAGCAAGTATGGTCCAAATGCCCACACCGGAACGGGTAGAAACCGCAAAACAACGAATAGAAGCCGCACAGCAACGGCCAGCTAATATGTAGGAGTGACGAATGCCTGATATTGCGGTTGCCCATAGGGACGACCCCTTCGTAACTGCTTATCCCTGGACGCCTGGTAGCGGCTTCGGCGTCAAGTATGCTAATCCCGCTACCAAGCCTACTAGTTGGGGACAAGGCGTCGCGTTTTGCGGTATAACCGACGTCGCGGTTGCCCACTACGCAGACCCTTATGTAAGCGCTTATCCCTGGGCGCCTGGTAGCGGCTTCGGCGCCAAGTACGCTAACCCTGCTTCCAAGCCTACTGGTACGTGTTTTGGCGTGGCATTCTGCGGTATAACTGATATTGCGGCCGCCGAATATACGACCCCCCCCTACATAGCGGCTTATCCCTGGACACCTGGTAGCGGGTTCGGTGGCAAGTATTCCCAACCCGCTACCTTGCCTACTGGTCCTGTATCGGGCGTGGCGTTCTGCGGTTCAACCGATATTGCGGCTACCCATAATTCAGACCCTTATGTAAGCGCCTATCCCTGGACGCCTGGTAGCGGATTCGGTGTTAAATATGCCGACCCTGCTACCAAGCCCGCTGGTACAGCAAAGGGCGTGGCGTTCTGCGGTTCAACTGATATTGCGGTTGCCGATAATCCAGCCCCTTATGTAAGCGCTTATCCCTGGACGCCTGGTAGTGGCTTCGGCGCCAAGTACGCTGACCCTGCTACCAAGCCTACTGGTTGGGGAAACGAAGTGGCGTTCTGCGGGGCAACCGACGTCGCGGTTGCCCACGAAAACGACCCTTATGTAAGCGCCTATCCCTGGACGCCTGGTAGCGGCTTCGGCGCCAAGTATGCTAACCCTGCTACCAAGCCCGCTTGGTATGGAAGGGGTGTGGCATTCTGCGGGGCAACTGATATTGCGGTTGCCACATTTAATACCCCTTATGTAAGCGCCTATCCCTGGACGCCTGGTAGTGGATTCGGCGTAAAGTATTCTGACCCTGGTACCACACCTGGTAGTCGGGGAAATGACGTGGCGTTCGCGATTGAATATGTCCCGCCAGGGGGCCCGACGGTCTGGACGTTTCTATGTACCGATATTGACCACAATTCGGGGACGGGTAATGGTTGGGTAACTGACCTGGGCGATTCAGCGGTTACACAACACGGGCATTGTTGGAGTGAATCCCATTACCCGACAATCGCCGACTTCAAAACCGAAAACGGGGCGAAGGCGGCAACGGGCCCCTTTTCTTCAGCGATAACCGGCCTTGACCCCGAAACCCTTTATTATGTCCGCGCTTACGCGACCAATACCCAGGGGACCGTTTATGGTGCGGAAGTAGAATTGACGACCTTCGCGGCGGGGGCCCCAACGGTCACGACGCAAGAGTGTACCAGTATTCAATCCGAAACAGCGACCGGTAACGGTACCCTGGTTGATATTGGCGATTCGGCCGTTACTGAACACGGGCACGTTTGGGCGACGGACCCGAACCCGACGACCGACGACTTCAAAACAACAAAAGGGGCCAGGGGCGTTGGCGTCTTCGATTCAAGCTTGGTTGGCCTTACACCTGGGGAAACGTATTACGTCCGCGCTTACGCGACCAATACCCAGGGGACCGCTTATGGCGATAACGTCGTCCTGGAATGCCCGACCGCCGATATACCGGTTGTTACAACCCAAGCTTGTTCGGCGGTAAATCCCGAATCGGCAACCGGCCACGGGAACATTGTCAGCTTCGGCGACGATACGCCGTCCGAACACGGCCATTGTTGGAGTACGTCGCAATACCCGACCCTGGCCGACCCCCATACTGAATTGTGGATACCTTTAGCGCCAGGGGCCTTCACGTCGCCGATTACTGGACTTGCCCCCGATACTAGGTATTATGTTCGGGCGTATGCGACGAACGTGTACGGGACCGCATACGGGAACCAGGTTTCATTCTTCACTTACCCAGGCGGGGTCGTTATCAATCCGTGGAACCCCGTCGGCGTTGATTGGGCTGACGACGGGAATTACATTGATATACACGAAGACATAATGGAAACCTATATCGAATGGGGGAAGGACCGCGAACTAGGCGAAGCGACCCCTTCATTGTTAAGCTTGACCGTGGACAATTTTGACCATAAATACAGCCCGCCCAATGCGTCAAGCCCTTATAATCAGGGCGGGAAAACCGTCCGACCAGGCCACAGGATTAGATTCCCGTTCGCGTATCCGTTCGACTATTTCACCGACGTTGACGGCGTCGCCATTGAAGACCACGTTGTCCCGCGGGATAGTCAATTCGCCTGGTCCCAAAAATCGGGGACCTTTTCGATATTCCAAGACCAGTTAAGGGAAACGGGCGGAAGCGGCGGTATCGCCGTCCTTGAATTCGGGGAACCGGACGCGCATATCCAGGTTGACTTCACCAAAGGCGCGAACAACGACGGGATTATCGTCTTCAGATATTCGAACGCGACCAATTACCTTTACGTCCGGACCGACGGAACTGACCTGGAAGTCCGGAAGGTTGTCGGCGGGGCTGATACCCTGGTTGATTCGGAAAGCCTGGCTTGGGCGAACGCGGCCACGAAGACAATCAAGGTCATTCTTCACGGTCAGTATATTTACGTCGTCGTTGGTGATACATTGCTGATTAAGACCGAACATACCCATAATCAAACGGAAACGAAACACGGCGTTGGCGGTCCTAGTATCGGGACCGCCGCCAGGTACGACAACTTCGGCGGAATCTATTCCATGTTTTACGGGACCATTGACCGAATCATTCCATACCCGAACAAGGAACGCCAAACGTGCCTGATTGAAGCCAGCGACGATTTGAAGATTCTGGAACGCCATATCCTTTACAGAAGGGCATATTCTTATACCGCGTACCCTGGCGGAACGCGGTCATTTATCCAGGAAGTCTATAAAAACACGGCCAACGTTTCACAGTTGGGCGAAATCATGGACCTGGGCGAAGAAATCGTGTCGTCGCCTTTTAAGTCATGGTGGGGCATTTCGGGCTTGCGGGTATGCCGGAACGTCGAAAGGGAAGAAAACGGTTTCTTCTATCAGGACCAGGCTTCCTTTTGGCGGTTCGAAGCGAAGGCCCACAGGACCAGCGCGCCCCATACGACGTCGCGCTGTATCTTTTATCAGGACTATGAAACGAACAACCTGGCGTTTACCGGCCTGAAATGGGCCAGCGGGGAAGAAGACGTCTTCAATATGGTTTCGGTCCATGTTGAAAAGTCGAAACGGCACCCGTTGAACTTGCCGACCGGCGGTCAGGAAGTATGGCGTTGCGCTGAAGCTGACGTCCTGGACGGCGGCGTGACAAGTCAACTGGCAATACCCGCCGAATCAAGCGTCGTAATCTACTTCGAATCGAAGGACTTCGATTGCCTGGTTGACCTGATTACGCCCGCGACCGCTTCGAACGTTTACAGAATCGAAGGGAAGATAACGGACGGCCCCTTCCTTTTGGGCGAAACCGTGACGGGGTCCGTTTCTACCCATACGGGAAAGGTCCTGGAACAAGGGGGCGGTTACATAATCCTGGGCGATTGTTCAGGGGCCTTCAACGTGGCTGATATTTGGATTGGGGCGACTTCAGCGGCGACGATTGCCATTGGTTACAAAATCGAAGGCACGATTGCCGACGGTCCGTTCCTTTGGGGCGAAGGTATTACGACCGACGTTTCGACTGACACGGGCGTCGTTCGAGAGGTCGGCCAGGACTTCCTTGTATTGGAAAGTTGTTCGGGGGCCTTTGCCGCTGGCGACACACTAACAGGGGCGACGTCAACGGCGACATTGAACGGGACCATAACGATTACGGCCGTTGGTTCGAAGACGGCCATTCCCGATTACCAGGCCAACGCCGCGGCCGACGGTTCCGGTGCGGATAAGACCGGCAACTTGACCGTGGCCTTGTCTTATCCGGTTTATAATTCGTATGGCAAGGGCGGGAAGCTGACCCTGACCAACGACGATACTTCCCCGATTTACGTCACGCGGTTGCTGGTCCGCGGCGACGGGTATAACCTTCAAAGCCGCGGGTCCGTTTACGTCGAAGACGTGACTTCGAAGGAAACTTTCGGCGAACATTCTTACGACGTCAAGGCGGAAATACTGACGTCCCTTGCCCAAGCGAAGGTCCTGGCCGACGACGTGGAATCGAAGGAAGACACGCCGCGGGCAAAGGTCGAAATCACGTTGACAAATGCCAATAAGGAAATGCTGACGAAGATTCTATCCCTGAAAATATCGGACCGGATTACAGTCAATTATTCCGACATGGGGATTGACGAAGACTTTTTTATCAACAAAATTATTTATACCATTCTCGAAGGCGGCCTGGTTGTCGAAGCCGTCCTGAAGCTGGAAGAAGTATCTTGAAGGGGGTACCCGATTATGACAGTTGAAATTATCATTGCGGGGTCCAGCGTGGTTGTCGCGGCGGTCGCCGTCGGCGGCGTTCTTATCGCTTATCGGAAGAATGGGAATGACCAGTCGGCGCGGGACCAGCAAATCAAAGACAACCAGGGCGAAATCATTGGCCGCCTGGACCACAAGGAAACAGGCTTGTCCGCGCTGAATGAAAAGCTTCACGGTTTCGAAGTCACTTGCGCCAGGACGACTTCGGCATTCGACCAGCGTATCCTTGCCGCGGAACGTGACGTCAAGGAACTGAAGCATAAATAAGCCCCTTTACGGGGGACCTGGCATTTTGCCAGGTGTCTTCCTTTCGGATTGGTCCTGGGGATTATCGGGCAATCCCCAGGACCCTATCATTTACCCTTACCAGCGGCCCCAGGTCGGCCGATAACACCCCTTCCCCTTCAACCATGTATCAATCTATCCGCCAACCCGCATTTCCGATTACAGCGCGACGTCACCTTTGTTTAATAAAGTCACCTTTGTCAACCAAAATCACCCAAAAGAATGACCCTTTCGTATAGCTGATTTAGCTTCAACTTGACAAGGGGGCTTGACAAGGGCAATACATATCCTTTATACTGGTAATGGACGGGTTGACTAGCCCGCCGGAAGGAAGGCAAAATGAACATACCGTTGGCTGAAATACTGAAAATGGAAACCAGGCTTCCCTTGAACCTGGTCGAAATCAACGCCGCGCTTCTGGAAGATATTCGGAAGAACGGTATCCTGGAACCCGTCGAAATCAGGATTCGGGAAGACGGGTCGCGGATACTTTGGGACGGTCTTCACAGGGTCAAGATTGCCGCCGCCCTGGGCATGGAAAGCGTACCCGTATTCTTCAGGGGAATGTAAAATGAAGCCAATGACACGAAGTCGGCAATATCGGGAAGGTTGGGCTGGCCGTCGCCGGAACTATAAGTGTATCATTTGCGGGGATAAGTTCCAGCACGACGGCGGCCAGCTTCCGAAGAAGGCGCGGATATGCGTATCGTGTATTCAAGCCAACCCCGCGGCCAAAGAACAATTCGACAAAGTAATGAATGAAAGGGGGTGACAAATGAAACGAACGGCACAAATAGGCGATAGAGTGGTACGGCTAGGGATAATGAACACCGTTTTCGATTTGACTATCACGCGTCGGACGGAAAAGACAATAGCGACCGTTATTACGGGTTCAACGTCGAGAATGGACGAACGAATGGACCCGCACCACTTCAGATTTTACGACGAAGCGAAGGTCAATCGAATGGAAGAACTAAAACAGCATATCAAGGAACTGGAAGCTGACGCCGTCGAAATCTACCAAAGCCTTGACGAAGTAATCTGAAAGGAGGACCAACAAAATGAAGTACGAACAAACAGTCGCCGCCGTCAATCGGATAATCGGTCAATACACGATACCACTTACACTTCGGCAAATCTATTACCGGCTTGTCGTCGCTGAACTAATCCCGAACCGCCGGTCCGCGTACAACGGGCTTTCCGCCCAACTGGTCAGGGCGCGGGAAATGGGCGAAGTTGACGAACGGCGTATCAACGACCGTTCGCGGTCCATTGAAGACCAC